ACATCTTCGCGGCACGACATTGGTCGACAGTAAAACTGTCGCCACCAACAACAGCACTACCCTCGTTAGTGCCTGTCGGAAGGAAAGGCAATACCTTGCCTTTACGAACAACTCCGAAGTCCTTGCCATTTGGCAAGACACGAAGTGGTCTTGAAGCAGTAGCAACTGCGTTGCCTGAACTGTTAATAAAATTAACAGTTACGTTTGTAGTTGTGTAAGTCATAAAAACTCCTTGCTGTTTTCCGTCTTGAAACTGTAGTTTCAAGCCACACAAACGGGCTTGGAACAAGTTCCAATTTTCATCACAGCAGTTGGATTAAGGTTTTTTAAACCCTTATTTCATAAGGGTTAAAAACCTATAAAAAATCGGCAAAACCTAGCGTGTCAGCGTGTGAATTGCGTGAAATGACAGCAAAAAATCTCCCACTCCGACAGTTCCTAGCTATTTTGTGATTATACTTCGTATAATCACTAAAATAGCTAAGGGTTTCCAGCCTTTATCGTGTGCCTCTGCGTGTCTGCATGTGTGTAGACAGAACACCACTCCCAACGCTATAAGCGTTGTAATGACAGCGTTTTCATGTGTGAGAGCCGTATTTTTACCTCTTGCAAAGCAAGAGCCGAAACTTTTGCAATGCTTGTATACAACCTTAAAAAGGTTGTATCCATGTACAAAAACCCTAGCATTTACAACAAAAACCTATGGTTTTTGTGTGTAAAGGTCGATGCTGCAAAACATGGGGGGGCGTGGTACCCAACCCGCCTTGTGCAAGTGCCACGTTGCTGTTCGGCACTCACATAAAATTCTGCAAAACTGAGAATGTCTGTATTGGAAAGGAGACACATAATGTCAGTAACTAATGTACAAAATAAATTTAAACCTGCAAAAATAAGCCCAGAAGTTTTTGCAAAAGCTATACAGTCTTTAGATTTATCTGCGATATCTGATCCAGAAAAAAGACAACGTGCAATTATTGAAAGAGTATTTAAAATAATGGCAGAAGAATTGAAAAATCCTAAAGAAAAAAGCAAGTTAAAAGAAGAATTAAAAAAGTTAGAATATTATAAAAAACAATTAGGAATATCGTGATAACGAAACAAGAAGCAGCTAAGAGATTGTTGTCTCTTAGAAATGCAGAAGAAACATTTGCTGGATTTGTAAAGCTACATCATCCAAAATTTAATCTGGCTAGTTTTCAGATTGACTTGATAAACAAACTAGATGCTGTTGAACAAGGCAAAATAAAAAGACTGATGATAAACATGCCACCTCGTCATGGTAAATCATTCTTAGCTTCATGTTTGTTTCCTGTATATTATGTTGGTAGAAATCCTGAACGTGCAGTCATGTGTGTTACTTATAACTCAGAGTTATCTATGACTTTTGGTAGACAAGTAAGACAATATGCAAAAGATCCTAACACATCTCAAGCATTTAGTAATTTAGAATTATCTGCTGATTCTCGTGCAGTTGATCATTGGGGTACAACGCAAGGTGGTGTTTACTATTCTATTGGTTTAGGTGGTACAACTACTGGTAGACGTGCAAACTTACTTATCATTGATGACCCAATCAAATCACGTGAAGATGCAGACTCAGCAATACAAAGAAATAAAGTATGGGATTATTATGTTGCCTCATTGTTGACTCGTTTACAACCATTAGATGATCAGCAGCCAGCTGTTATATGTATAGCTACTAGATGGCATCCTGATGATTTATGTGGAAGAATACAACAACAAGAAGATTGGCATGAATGGGAGCATGTAAACTTTCCTGCTATCATAGAAAAAGAATCTAAAGATGAAGTACGTAATCCAGAGTATGCACACTTACCACTAAGCAAAGTATCTAGATACAAAAGATATATAAAAGTAAAAAAAGAAAAACCATTATGGGAAGAAAGATTTCCTATGGAAGATTTACGTAAAATGGAAAAATTAAATCCACGTGAGTTTGCTGCACTCTATCAACAGTCACCATATATCAAAGGTGGTAACATGATAAAAACAGAATGGTGGAAATATTATAATCCAGAAGACATAGATATAGAAAAGTTTCCAACAATAATTATAGCTTGTGACACAGCATTTAAGAAAACAACAACAGCAGATTTTTCTGTAGCCGTTGTAGCTGGTTTAGATAATCAAGGAGATATTTATATTATAGATATAAAAAGAGGTAGATGGGATTTTCCTGAACTAAAAAGAATACTAATAAATATGAATACTAAATGGCGTGGTAAAGGTTTACGAGGTATACATATAGAAGACAAAGCATCGGGACAATCACTTATACAAGAATTAAAAAATCAATCTGGTTTAGCAGTTATACCGTATAAAGTATCTGTAGATAAAGTATCTCGTGTAGCAGCAATCACAGACTTAATAGAAGGTGGTAGAGTATTTCTAAAGAAGACGGCTAATTGGTTAGATGATTTTTTAGAGGAATCTGTTGGATTTCCTAATGGTTCACATGATGACCAGATAGATGCATTAACAATAGCTTTAGATAAACTATCACGTATGTCATTCAATGCTGGTGAATTAGAGACGTTACCAATCACATCTCATGGATCATTACAATCTGAATTAGGTAAAACTGATTGGCATGGATGGGGAGAATAGGGACGACATACTTATAGATTTTCTTCTATGTGTAACAATACTCTTGGAGTTTTATGGTAGCAAATAATTATATCGGTGGTAATTACCGAGACATCAAAATTGATTCTGAATCTAATGTAGTTGTAGATTTATCTAGACATATAAATAAACTACAAAACTACGAAGATATATCTGCTGATTTAAGTGATGAAGAAGAAAGCAAGATAGTACAGTATGTCAAAGCTATGGTTGACATGTCTCATGACAAAATCAAAAATAGGTATGATCACTGGAGAGAAGCTGACATGGCACACGATGTTTATGTCAAACCTTCATCAACAAAGTTTAGAGAAAAAGCAGTTATAGCAGATACTCGTGCAGTAGCTGACACAGTTACGACATATTTGATGTCAGCATTAGCTGGTCGTAATCCAATGTTTATGTTGGAAGGATTAAATCGTAAGTCAAGAAAAGTAGCTGCAGTATTAGAAAGAGTTTTACATCAACACATGAGACGTACAGCAGGTGAAGCAAGAATGGCACAAATGCTTTTGGACTCTGTACGATATGGTTTTGCACCAACAAAAATAGTTTGGGATAGTAAATACAATCAATCAAAAATAGTTAACTTCGATCCAAGACGTGTATTTCCAGATCCTCGTGTACAATGGGGTGATTGGGAAAACATGCAATATGTAGTATGTTCAGACTTCCAGTCATACAATGCGTTGGTACAATCTGGATTATATCCTAAATTAAAAATGTTTCCTGGACTACGAACTATATCACCAATGAAAAATTCTTGGAATGCACATAGATTCCAACAAGAAAAAGGTAGAGGTTTATCTATAGATCCAGCAGAGTCATTACAAAAAAACAATGCAACACAAGGAGCATTCTTCACATTAGGAGATGCAAGAATGGTAGATGAAGCATGGATAAAATTATCTGGTGCAGAAATAAATATACCATCAATAGAAACTATATATTTAGTTGTTGCTATACTTGATGAACAAGTATGTATAAGATTTCAACTTAACCCTTATGGTCAACAGTTACCATTTGCTTTTGGTGGATTGTTTCAAGATTCACATAAAACTTATGGACAAAGCCTGTACGATATATTGTTACCCCTACATGATATCGCTACGTGGTTGTTAAGATCACGTATCGATAACGTACAGGCAGCACTAAACAATTTAATATTTGTTGATCCTACACAAGTATCAGTTCCTGATTTAGTAGATAGAAATCCTTATGGTATTGTGCGTACATTACCTGGTACAAAACCAGGCGATGGTGTTTTCATAGCACAAGTACCAGATGTTACTAGAGGTCATTGGAATGATATTGGTCAACTAGGTGAACTAAAACAAAGACTGTCTGCTGCATCAGATGCACAACAAGGTATGCCTACTGGTGAAGTTAGAACAGCTACAGAGATTGCTCGCCTAACACAGTTAGGCTCACAACGATTAGGTGGATTAGCTCGTATAATGTCAGCAACCACAGTACGACCAATGGTACGTATGATGATTGCAAATATACAAGATGCTTTAGCTTATGATGGTTCTATAAAAATGGACCCATATAATATGCCTACACAATTAGCTGATATGGTGGACGATGGATACATAGATTTCAGTGTACAAGATTTACAAGGTGATATTGATTATTTAGTTATTGATGGTTCATTACCTATTGAACCAACAAGAAATGCTGAGACATGGATGAACATGTTAAAAGTTATGGGAGAGACTGGATTAAATATGGAATATAATACAGCAAAAATTGCTGAAGAGGCAATACGTGCAATGGGTATATCTGATTTAGATCAATTCAGAATATCTAAAGAACAACAAGCACAAGGTCCATCACCATCACAACAAATGTCTTTGATGGAAAAGATGCGTGGTGCTTCTGTACAACCAAATGAAGATGTACAACGTGAAGTTGAAGCTGGTAATCTAATACCATTAACACAACAAATGGGAGGAAGATAATGGCTAAGACAGTTGCTAATCCAGAAGTATTAGAAAAAAATGTAGATCCTAAAACAAGAGAATATATAAAATCTATGCACACTAAAACTGTAGAAGATAATACAAAAAAGATTTTAGAATTAACAGCAGAGGTTGCTGCATTACATAACAAGTTAGAAGATCTAAAAGAAACAATACCAGTTATATTTAAAGGTTTAGTTGAGCAACCACTTAGTGATTTTAAAAAGAAAGTTACAAAAGGTGACGTAGTAAGATTTATGAAAAAAATGGGATGGAGTGAATAATGGCTGAAACGCAACCACGTGGTGAACAGTTAAGATTTCTGTCTACAAAGACAGGTACACATAATTTAGATACTTATTTAGAAAATGCAGAAAGAGGATCAAGAACAATTGGTGATATGCTTGGTGATATTTTTGATTCATCAGGTGCATTTGATTCAACAAATTTTACTTTTCGTTATAATAGTTCTACGAAAAGTATAGAAGTAAGAGTAGGAGACTCTTCAGCATCATTCATAAATGTTACTCCTTTTTTTAATATAAGAGGAACCTACTCTTCTTCATCAACAACATATAAAAATTTTGATTTAGTAACTAGATCAAATGGTGATGTATATATTGTTCAAGGTTTATCATCTAACACAGCAACTACTACATTCGCAGATGATGCTGCTGTAGATTCTTCATCTAATACTACTAAACTTGTAGACGTATCTGGTGCTGCAACACAGGCATCCAATGCTGCTTCGTCAGCGACTGCTGCCGCTAACTCAGCTACAGCTGCAGCTAGCTCTGCAACCACAGCGTCTACTCAAGCAACAAATTCAGCCAGCTCCGCAACGACAGCGTCTGGTCACGCAACAACCGCAACGACAAAAGCTTCTGAAGCTAGCACGTCTGCATCTAATGCAGCGACTTCAGCTTCTACTGCTTCTACTCAAGCTACTAACGCTGCCAATTCTGCAACTTCTGCAGCAAGTTCATTATCAACATTTCAAGGTCAATATCATGGTGCTGCATCATCAGATCCTAGCAGTGGTCTAGATACTGGTGATTTATATTTTAATACTACATCAGGGTTAAAAGTTTACAATGGATCTGCGTGGGAAGATGTAAAACCAACGTCTTCTGAACAAACAGCAATCAATGCTGTAAGCTCAAATTCAACAAACATAAATACAGTTGCTAATCAAAATAGTAACATAACAACTCTAGCAGGTATTTCTAGTGATATAACAAGCGTAGCAAATATATCTAGTGATGTAGCTGCGGTAGAAAACAAATTAACAGAAATACAAGCAGTAGCTAGTGACTTAGCTGAATCATCAAGTGAAATAGATACAGTAGCTAATTCTATAACAAATGTAGATGCAGTTGGTAATGCAATAGCAAATGTAAATAATGTTGGTAACTCAATAGCTAATGTAAATACAGTTGGTACAAATATTGCTGGAGTAAACAGCTTTGCTGAAAGATATCGTATTGCTTCATCAGCTCCTTCTTCTAGTTTAGATGTTGGTGATTTATATTTTGATACCACTGCTAACGAATTAAAAGTTTATAAATCTTCTGGTTGGGCTGCTGCTGGATCTACAGTCAATGGTACATCAGCTAGATTTCAATACACGTCTCCTGCACCAAACGGAGCAACAACTTTTTCTGGTAATGATGATAATGGAGTATCACTAGCTTATGATGCAGGTTTCATCGATGTCTATCGAAATGGTGTCAAACAAGTAAATGGTGTTGATGTAACTGTTACTTCTGGCACATCTCTTGTTTTTGCACAAACTGTGCCTGTAGGTGATATTATAGATATTGTTGCTTATGGTACATTTAATCTAGCGTCTTTTGCTGGTTCTGCAATAACATCAGGCACAGTAAATATAGCAAGATTACCAATCATACCAAACACTCAACTAGCCAATCAGGGTATAACAATAAATGGTTCATTAGTTCAACTAGGTCAATCAACAACCATAGCAGATAATAGCGTGGTAATGGCAATTGCTCTTGGTTAGGGACGACCAAATATAAGGAGAAATGTAAGACAAAAGCATGGCAAATAATTTTTCACAAGCAGACGCTACACTAGCAAATAACAACTTGACTACTGTTGTCTCAACAACATCAAACAAACAAATCATTATTGGTTTACTTATTTCTAATACAGGTACAACTTCTATAAATGTAGATGCTGTATTAAATGATGGATCTAACGATAGATACATTATTAAAAATGCACCTGTACCAACTGGATCTTCACTTGAATGTGTTTCAGGGAAGATTGTTATTCCTAGTGGTGGATCAGTAAAAGTAAAGAAAGATAGTGGAACGGCAGACGTAATTGTATCACTATTAACAGACGTATCATAATATGCCTTATTTAGGTTCACCTCCTAAAAGTGGCTTTATTAGTAATGCCAAAGATAGATACACAGGTATAACAACTGCTTACGTAGATTTAAGTCAAAGTATAGCTTCATTGGCAGATGTCATCGTATGGGTAAACTTTGTCAAACAAGATAGTACAAATCTTACTCTTACATCTTCTACACGTATAACTCTTGGAGCAACTTTAGTTTCCAGTGATATTGTTGAAGTAGCATATTTAGGAAAAGCAGTAGCTACACAAACACCTGGAACAGGTGCGGTTACTAACGATATGTTAGCTGGTAGTATTGCAAATTCTAAACTCGCTAACTCTAACATAACATTAAATGGCTCGGCAGTTTCTTTAGGTGGTAGTGCTACT